GAGAGAAAATAATTCTCCATCATCAATGTCAAAATCTCCAGATCTTATAAAGGCATCAATTGAAGTTGTACCTGAACTATTTACTTGATCAGTTCCTACTTCATGAGCATAATATATTGATGCTCCATATTTATTGGTAATACCACTAATTAGTGAAAATACTGGAGTGCTTGTAATAGTGTATTCTGTTGCGTAAGGTTTTTCAAAAACACCTTGATCTTGATAAGTGCTACGAGCAAGAGACGAAGTAGTCCATACGTTTTCTTGATAGTTATATGTTACACACCTGTCAATTTGATCTGATCCTGACTTAGGATAAAACCAATTTATTTCTGTGTATAAAGAATTTGGTGAAGAAAAAATTACATCTGATGAATTAAAGTTAAGACCTAAATCTCCATTTTGTGTAGTAAACACAAAATCTTCAACTAAACAAGGTAGGGCTTTAACAGTACCATCATACATAAAAAATCCGCCTTCATTAGACATCCAATATATAGCTCCATTAGCATAAGAGGCTGCGTGTTGCCCAATGCACCCACAGTTTGTGCCAACCTGTCTAACAGAAAATGTAAAAGGTGGGCCAACAAATTGAATTATATATGCTGCAATATCAGTTAATACAAATACGTAATCTTTACCTTGAAGAGCTGCTGTAATTTTATTTCCAGTATCTAGTCTAAAAGTTCCTGCGGTATTAGTTGCTGTAGGTAAATAATCATTTAAATTTTCTTGATTAGAAAATCTTACAAACATTGGATCTTGTGTTGTTGTATCACCTACAGTTGTTTCAGTTCCAAAATGAAACAAATGTCTGTCTCGATCAGAAACTAATGTAAATCGACTTGCCGTGGGATTGGCAGAAGTAGAAAAACTAGATGTTGAAGTCGAAGCTCTTATAGTTCTTGGATTTGTAGCTCCAGCATTCCAAGTAAATGTTTGACCATTAAATATAGTTGCAACTAATACTTCTCCAAAATTATCTAAGCTCCAATTTCCTGGATCTAATGTAACAGTGCTTGTAGTTCGTTCCGTTCCCCATGTTGAATCACCCCATAAATAAGTTCCCCATCCATATCCTTTTGTTTGAAACGTAGGTCCTATTTCCACATATGGATTAATAGTTGCAGCGCCTGCTCCAGTTGTATTACCGGTAGCATTTGTTCTCATTACAATATTAAAACTATTTGCACTGTTTACTTGAACAATTTCAAACGCTCCTGTTGTAAAATCTGATATGGCATAACCTGAACCTGGAGGTGCTGTGACACTGGTAAAAGTAATATATCTTCCAACAGTTAAATTATGTGAAGTTTTGTTTACTGTCACAGAAGTTGAAGATGCGTTAGTGTCAAAAGTTGCTCCAGTAATTGCTGTATCTAATGGAGTAATGTCATAAAAAGCTTCTCCATAGTATAAAAATAAACCTTGTGTAGTTCCGATAGCCGTATATCTTTCTCCTTTTAAACTAGTAAAAGCTAATTGAGCTCTTGCTGCTCCGGGTAGTGTCTCATTAGAAACAGTTAATTGTTCCCATCCACCTATTTTTTCAGGTGCTGTATATCTAAAACGTACAAAATCTCCATCTACCCATTGTCCAGGAAGAGCTGAAGGTACGCTCTGTTTGTTAAAACCAGGTGCAAAATCTACTTTTTTTAAGGCCATGATCCTTAATATATAGGGTTTTTATTATTTTAATAGTATTATATTCTAAATATGTTTAGGTCCCATGATAAAAATGCTTAAAGTCCTTCTTTCACCAGAGGTTACGGGGTCTACCTTGTGAAAAACTCCAGGGCGTAAAACAATCATATTTCCTGGAGTATCAAGCACAGGAACGTGAACAGTTTCACCATTAAAATAATAATAAAATTTACCACCTTCATATGGTTTTGAAGATACGTTAATTAAGATAGTGCCCTTTAAATCAAAGTTATCATAATCACTAGAACCATCCTGATGCCAACCATAAGCTGCGTTAGTTTTAGAATTATATATATTTAAATTTACATGATTGTAATCATTCATCTCAAAGGTTTGAAAACCAAATTGATAGTTAATGTAATACAAGCTTCTTTGATAAGCTTCACGTAAATATTCCTTTGTTTTGTGCCATTCAGTTATATAAACTTTAGATGTTCTTAACAATGTGCTATCTTTTTTTTGAGCACCATTTTTATTATCATCTTCTTTTTTATAATTTTTTTCTATAAACTTATTAAGTTCTTTTATTTGTTTATTAGAAAAGACTTTTTTAAATTCAAACCAAAGTATCATATGTTACCTATTTTTTTGTTATTTTTATATTCCATTCTAATTCAGATAGCAAATGTTCTACCTGAATAATTTTTAACTTTTTGTTTTTTATGTATGTATGTAGTTCTTCGACATCAACTATAAACCATTGTTTAGGTGTTTCAAATACTATCTTATCGGCTTTTGTTTTAGTGTTTCCTTTTTTACCTAAATTACCATCGGGCATTTTATACATATCTCTAACATCGAATCTGTAAAAAGCATTTTTATTCTTTAATATTCCAGCAATATGCCAAGAGGCTTTATTATCTGGGTACTCAATAGAAGTTAAATGTTTAGAAAATCTATCTACAATATTAGTCATCTTTTATTAATAATTTTTTTTGGTCTGCAAAGTATACATATTTTAAAGGTGAGTTTCGTAAGGTAAATAATATATCCTCAAATGTTTCTACAATACAATGACCAGCCAAATTAAAAGAAGTGTTCATTATTAGAGGCAGTTTAAATTTTTTCAATATACTATCTAGTATTTTGTTTTGTTTATTATTTATCGTTTGAATTCTACATGTGTTGTCTACATGAACTAAAGAAGGTATTTTATCTTGAGCTAATTTTTTAGCTTGTGCTGCATGCATCATAAATGGAGTTTGTTTTATATCTAACATTTCAAAATAATCTTTAGCTTTATCTTCTAAAATAGAGCAAGCAAATGGTCTAAATTTTTCTCTTTGTTTTATATTATTCATTAAATTTTTTGCGTTAGGTAACGTTGGATCTAAAAGTAAACTTCTATTGCCTAATGCTCTTGGTCCTGCTTCAGCTTTACCTTGAATTAAACCTACAACTTCTCCTTTGTTTAATAACTGTACAACTTCATCTATTTCGACATTGTTTTTAAATTTTTCATTTAACAAAGGTTTATCCAATACTTTTATTTTTTCTCCTATGTATAAATCATTTAATTTTTTAATAGGTTGTTTTTCAAAATATAAATACGCATAAGCAGCTCCTATACAGTTTCCGTTATCTTCACAAAGCGGATCAAACCACAAATTACAATCTCCGTATTCTTTTTGTATTTTATAATTGTTAACAACATTTAAAGCAGTCCCTCCCGTAAAAATCATATTATCTGTTTTGTATTTTCTAACTAATTCTTTATATTGAGATTCAAATAAAAATTGTGCAACAAACGCTAAATTTTTACTTGGTTTAATTTTATTAAAATCAAATCTCTTAAGTTCTTTTTTTATAGAATCATAAATTTGTTTATCAAAAGAACCATAAGATTGATATCCCATAAACTTTCCTTCTTCTTCATCAAAATTAAAATGCCTTGAAACTTCAGAATAAAAATGTCCTAGGTCTAATGTAGAACTTACTTCGACTTTTGTATTGTCATCAATACACATAGGTTTGTATAAAAGTTCATCATTCTCATTATAAAATGGATTATGACTTAGTTTGAAATCAACAGTATTTAATTTATCGTTTTTTAAATAACCTTTTTTATAAATACATTTTACATCATTATAATTAATGTCATATATTGAACAAGTCTCATAAAATTCAACTCCAGTCGGTAAATACCAATTGCTACCTCTACCATCAATTACAAACACTCTAGCTTTTTTAAAACCAGAATCTATAAAAGATTTAAATAAATGCGATAAATGATGAGGATGATAGAAACCAAATATAGATTCTTTAGTGCAGTTTTTATACTTAAGATAACCCTCTATAGCTACCATTAATTCTTGAATAAAATTATAACCAGTAACAACAAATTTATCTATCTTAATATTCTTTTCAATTAATTGATCTATACATCTATAAGGAACACCACCTATTTTTTTAATTTTACTTAATCTTCTTTCTTCATTATACCAAACAACTTTTCCATTCTGAATTATACATGCAGAAGGGTTGTGCCCTACTTGTAATCCTGCAACATTCATTGTTATAATTTACGAGACCCATCACCTCGCCCAATATTTCCTTTAGGTAAAATATTTAAAGCAAGAGAGTATCTATTTTGTTTTGTAAAATTAAAACCAATTTTATGTCTTAAGCTAGAAGGAAAAACTATTAAGTCTCCTTTTAAAACTCTTAAAACATGTTGCCTTTGATTATGGTGTGTGTATTCTTTTATAGGCACGTCAAAAAAAGAAGGTAAACTTTTATCAAAAGTTATAGACATATTATCTTCATAACTTCCATGAGGATAATAAACTGCACTGTACCAATAATTACAATGTGTGTGAAATTCAGAAAATGCGTTAGGCTCACTCATAGTTCCCCAACTACTCTCTATAGTAAAATCTATATCGTATTTAAAAAAATCTTTTATAGCTATTTTTATTTCTTTATATAAAACATTTTTTAATGTTTTAAATTCTTTAGTATGTAATATTTTTTTATTGTAAGATATATGATCACCAGTGCTAAGTCTATCTCTTTTGCTTTCATCTAAAAGAGGTTCAGCTACACGTACATCATACATTTCAAAGTTAGACAATGCTTTATAAAATTTACTGTGATCAGCTTTTATATTAGTAATATATAAACTTTCAGAAAAAATAGCTTTTAATATTTTTTTACTCATCTTTTATAAGTAAGTTATCAAAATAAACTTTAATCTTTGCATATTTTTGTGCATAGCTTTCAACTATTTTTGTCAAAGTTTCGTTATGTAATTTTAATGCTTCTATTTGTTCTCTTAATTTGAAATTCATAGCTCTTTCTGCTTTTTTTAAATTTCTTTCTTCAATAACTTTTTGTTCCATTTCAAAATATTTTTCTTTTAATTCTTTTTCTGTCATAAAATATCCAATTGTAAAACTAATATAATTCTGTCTTTATTACAAAATCTACTGATAGGACTTACGCCATGTTTTAAACCTGAGTCAAATATTAAAGTGGTGTTTGAAAAAGGTACACACGAAAATAAAATTTCGGTTTCAGTTTTATCATATAAAATAATTTCTCCATGTTCGTCAGCTTTCCAGTCATCTGTTAAGAATAAAATAAAAGTAATGTTTTTATTTTCAGTTGATCTATCCTGATGTATCCCACACTCATTACCATGTTGATAAAGATTAAAATACATATTGTGTGGAAATACTTTTACGTTTAATTTATTTGATATTACTTTTACTAACTCTTTGTAAGGTGTCTTTAATTTTGGTTTTTTTAAATTAGAATCAATTATTTGATGCGTTAAATGGTTAGAAAAATTTCCATCTAATTTAGGGTGTATTTGCCAATTAATGTTTCTACTTATCTTGTATATTTTATTATACAAATTTTTTGACAAAAAATTTTTATATTTAAAATATTTAGACAAAATTAAACCATCCTGTAATTATATATTTCTCTTTTGTTTTAGATATTATACCTCTATGAGCGTGAGTAAAATCTGTTGGCCAAATTAAAGTTAAACCTTTTTTTGCAGGAATCTTTAATTTTTGAAACAAAAACTCAGTGCCACCATCAGGGACATCATTTAGATATGTCATAAAAACTAAACACCTTGTTGTTGAATGTAAACCAGTTCTTTCTGAATGATATTTAAAAAAACCTTCATTAGGTTTATAGTATTGAATATTTGTATTCTCTTGTATGTTATTAAACGACTGCACACCTAACATATTAAATTCATAAATCTTATCATATTCTTTTATCATTTCATTTAAACAAACATTGTAATCTACAAGTCCACTATCTGAGCTATGTAAACCTATATCTAAACTAATTTTATAATCAGTTTTAATTTCTTTGAGACCAACAGAACCGGGTCTTGCGTATTTTTTATTTTTTTTAAAAATATTTACAATATTGTCACAAATTTTTTCAGGTATGTATCTACCTAGTATAAATGTGTTCTTTGGTATTTTATGTTCTTTCATGTTTTGATACATACTATTTTTTTTTATAAATGTCAAAACATTTACATCTTAGAGGAAGATCCTAGTTGTTTTCTTCCATCCCACTTTCTAATTAAATTTTCTTTACTATAAAAGTTATAATGCAAAAAAGTTTGTACACATTGTTTACCTTTAAATTTTTCTCTCCAATGTTCTACATTGCAACCTTCATAAACCATCATATCTCCTGGAGATAAATTAATTTTAGTTCCTTTATTATGGGGTGAAAAATAAAGATTGTTTTGAGGATGTTTATCTAAATTATCAGGGGTTTCATCTACATAAATTGGCCATGGATCTCCACCTAAATTTAATGTGGTAGATAATTCACAACTAAATCTATCTTTGTGTCTTTTTAATTCTGCTCCTGTAACATAAACTCTAGAATAAGAATATGTTTCAATTAATTTTTTACCAACACATTTTTCAACTTTGCTTTTTAATTTAACTAATAAATTGTCCATTGCTGTGTCACCATAGCAGCAATAAGATCCAGGAACTTGTACATCTTCTGTTTCACCAAACAAAATATTTAAGGGAGATATTATTCTTCTCTCTTTATAATAATTATGAACTTGTGATTTAAGGACTAAATAATCTTTAAGAAATTCTGTTAATTCTTTTGAAACAGCTTTTTTAATTATGTAATATGTTTTAAACTTTGTAGATTTCATTTTTTAAATAATTATAATAAGAGGGTTTTTTACTTATTGTTTTATCCCAATGTTTTTTTCTAGTATCTAATACTTTTGCAATATTCTTACAGTCTTTTATAAATAATTTTCTATCAATGATGTTTTTGTAAACAACTTGATCTATATCAGTAGGATACCAATTCATTCCAGCAGCTATACAGTGTAAACCAGCGTTGTCAAAAAAACTCCAATTCTCCCTCTGCTGGGTTGACCACAACAACCCTTGAATAGTGCTTGGTTTTAAATCTATTAATTTTTCATCCCAAGTTTTATTTAGATTGTTCTTCCAATAAGGAGTGTCATCTCTTTGAGCTAAAGCATAATGAATGGCAACAAATTCTGCAAATGATTTAAAAATTAGTTTACATTCATGATTAAAATTATCTCTGTCCCATTGAGAAACTCTTTCTCTTTTCATATTTCGTAATAAAACTCTTAAAAATTCATGAACAGAAAACAGACCATTACCTTCTAAAGGTTCTATAAAACCTGCTGATAATCCAATTGCACAAACATTTTTTACCCATAACCTTTTATGTATACCTACCCTAGATTTAATATTTCTAAAGTTTAAGTCTTTTGTTTTTAAATGTTTTTGAAATTGTTTTAATGCAGTATCATCATCAACAAATTTACTTGAATAAACATAACCTGTTCCAATCCTAGACCATAGTGGAACGTTCCATACCCAACCATTTTCTATCGCAGTACAATTAGTGTAACTTACCAATTCTTTATTTTTATTTTTAAATGGTTTTTGAACAACCCAAGCAGAATCATTTGGCAGCATATCTGTGTAAGAATCAAAAGGTTCTTTTAATGTTTCTGCTAGTAATAAAGATTTAAAACCTGTGCAATCTATAAATAAATCGGCTTTGTGTTTTTTATTTAAACTTTTAATACCATCTTCATTTTGTTCAATAGTGTTAATATGCTCCTCTACATACTTTACACCTTTTGGAATAGCATAATTATTTTTTAACCATTGACCAAATTTAACTGCATTAAAGTGATAAGCAATATTATTTCTACTAAAACGTAACTCTCCATCGTCTCCATGAAAAAATTTATTTTGGGTCATCATAGACATTTGAGGATAAAAACTCTCTGCATAATTATATGTAGATGTTTTTGGATAAACTGCTTTTTTAAACCACCAATCGTTTAAACCATTTTGACATATAGAAGTATCTGGTGGACCAAAAGGATAACAAAACTTAGTTCCTTTTTTATAAAAATCAGTGAACATAATACCTAATTTATAGGTAGCATCACATGCTGGCATAAATTCTTTATCATCAATACCTAAAAAATTTGTCCAATATTTTATTTGATTTAATGTACTTTCACCAACTCCTACAATAGAAACCTTTGGAGATTCTATAACTGTAATGTCTTTTTTGGGAAAAACTTTAATAAGAGTAGAAGCTGTCATCCAACCAGCAGAACCACCACCAACAATTACTATTTTATTTATTTCCATGGGTAACCACAAGACCAATTTACTAATGAATATCTTGTACCTTTTTTCACAGGTTTTACTCTATGTTCAATAAAAGAAGGAAAGACTACAATTGTTCCTTGTGGTTTATTTTTTAAAACCTCTCTATAAGGTTTGTTTTTATTTACAGTCATATCAAACTCAAGTTCACCACCTGAATAATCTTTGGGGTCGGATAATTGTAGTGTTAAAGAAAGTTTTCTTGTCTTACCAATCAAATTTGGATTTACGTGTTCTTTATATGGTTCTTTATAATTATCACAATGCCAATCATAAAACTGACCTTTTTTATAAATGGTAAATTGACAAGCTTCATTATAATCCCATTGATAATTCCATCCTGCGTTTTGATTAGCTTTATGTATTACTTGATTTAATTCTTCATATATCCAAGGTTCGCTCAACCAAGTTACGTTTGATTTTCTTATTTTTCTTGAATCTTTTATTTCTTTTTTATTTCTTTCATTAGGTTTTTTATCACCTGTCCAAGCTATTTGGTCTTTTTTACTTAAACCAAATTTAATTATTTCATTACAAAGATTTTTTGGAATAATTTCATCAAAATACCAATATGCAAAACGGGTTATATTACTCATGACTTTATTTTATATGTTTTATATGTTTTTTAAAACCAAGTCAAATTAGATGGATCCCAAGTAGTAATACTTTCACCTCCATCTACAATCTGCATTCTTTTCCATGCTAAACTATTTTCATCCCAATAAACAGGTTTATCTCCTATTTGCTCATCTGTAGGTTTAACTACAGGTGCTTCCCATTCTCTAGAGTCATTTAATGTCCAAGATGAATATGGTTTAGAATTAATAAATGCATCATTAGCAGAATCATAAGTTCCACCAACCGCTGCAAGTCTTTCTCTTATAGAATCATTTGTTTCTCTGTAAATACATGAGTCGGTATCACCAAATAAAGTTTCTACACTAGATTGTGTTTCATTGTCATCAACAACATATATTTTAATAACTTCATTAAGTGAATTTATTTTTGCAAACTTTTTAGCCATTACCCACCTACCGTTAACGTACCAGAAACGTTGAAAGTAATTAATCTGTCTCCTGAAACAGTTGTAATAGTGTTAGATCCTGGTGTTACTACTGGATCTGGTTCTGAGCTTGGATATCTTAAATAAATTTTTCCATTACCGCCTGGTCCTCCTGGATTTGCAGGGCTTGATCCGCCACCGCCTCCGCCAGCGCCAAGACCGTCAGTTCCTCCGCCTCCGCTTCCTTTACTTCCGCCGCCTCCGCCGCCGGATCCTCCAGATCCGCCGCCTGGGGGGTTAGAAGAATAATGACCGCCACCACCACCTCCTGCTGCTACAAAAGGTGTTCCTGTAATATTTACTGTAACGCCATCTCCACCATTCCCTGGAGGGTTTCCAGCTGCTCCAGCTCCACCACCGCCACCACCTGTGTGACCTGGTCCTGGTTGTCTTCCCCCTGGATTTCCTTGAGGTGGTGAGAAGGGTGGTACGTTTCCTGAACCTGCTGAAGGTCTCTGTGGTCCATAAGCTCCGCCGCCAGATCCTCCGTCTTCTCCGCCACCGCCACCGCCTCCCGATGATTCGAAAAGCACTGAGGGTGCGTTTACATAAATTTCACTATCTGAACCAGGATTTCCATGACTTTCACCAGTTGGGGTAGAATTACCTCCAGCTCCTACAGTTACTGTGTATTGTACTCCAGCTTCAAATTCTAATTGAGTTCCGCCCGGATAAGATGTTCGTAAACCTCCAGCACCTCCTCCAGCTCCTTGAGAATAAGATCTTCCAGCTCCGCCACCGGCAATAAATAAATAATCAGCGGATAGTGGTCCTACACCTCCTCCTCTTGTTTGTCCGAAACCTGATGCTGAACCTGCTCCAAAAGTTCCTAATAATGGCATAATCTTTCTCCTCCTAATTTATTACGCAAACTGTGTTTGTGATGCTAATGCTGTAAATGTAGCGTCTCCAGTTTTAATAATTGTATATGAATAAACATCAATTGAACTTGCATTTCCTTCAGTAGGTGCAGCTCCACCTTGCCATTCTGGTGTAACACCAGATCCATCAATTTGAACGGCACTATTATAATAAGCCGATCCACCTTGTGGCACTAGGTGTGCAATAGTGATTGATTCACCTGTGTCCATAATTGAGTTTAAAGAATTTGATCCGTCACCTCTAATGTTTAAAGTCCAGTTTCCTGCAGCGTTAGAAGTATAATTTAAAACTGCTTGAGTAAGTACATCATAAGTAAGTGTACCAGTTGCTCCTGTCGCTGAAGTTGTAACTTTTTCTGCAACACTTTGAATTTTACCTTGACCATTGAAAGTTGCTCTACCAATTCCTTTTGGAGTAATATTCATGTCAACATTAGTATCGCCACCAGTAACTGCAATTTGAGGTGCATTACCTGTAGCTGCGTTTGTTAATTCAAATTCATTTACAGCCGAACCAGTTGTTTGAAAAACTAATTGTTCGTTTCCGTTTTCATCTTGAATATTGTGAGCGTCATCAATAATAATGTTTTGACTATTTGTATCTAAGTCTGCTGAAAGTTGTGGTGAAAAGTCTGAAGATAATTCTGTGAATGCTGTATCAACAACGTTAGTACCATCAGAGTAAACCATTTTAGTACCTTTATCTGCCGCTGCCCAAGTTACACCTGTACCAGAAGAAGTTTTAAAAGTTACTGCGTGAGCACCAGTAGTAGCATTATCAACTATAAAAGTTTTTTCAATTGAATCTGGAATTACTACGTTAACCGCACCTGCAATTGTACCTGTTAATTTTAAAACTGCATTTTTACCATTAGAAATAGCACCATTTGTAAAAACAAGAGTTGCACCAGTTGTAATAGGAACTGCTTCAAAACCACCGATTGCTTGTTCTACAATTAATAAATTTGTGTTTGTAATTTGTCCCCAAGTTCCTGAATTTTCTCCAGTAGCCTGTACTGTAAGTTTTAAACTTGCTGATGTTGAATTCGCCATATTTTTATTCTCCGATTTACTTAATTTATTAAAATTTTGTTATAGTGTCAAACTATAATTATGCAGCGTTGGTATTGACTTCTTGCCATCCTGGAGGATCGACTGGTGCTGTGCCAGTATTAACTTCATTCCAAATCAATACATTTGTAGCCGTTCCTAAGCTATTTGTCAATCCAAATCCTGTTGGACTTACTGTTGCTGTACCTGTTACTTCAGTAACATTATTCAAAGTAGCTGTTAACGGAAATCCTGTTACATCTACTTGAGTTACTGCTTCTGCATTAACATTTCCAGTAGTGATAGCCATTGATAGATTATTAGCTACATTTGTTACTGGTGCATTTGCATCACCACTAATACTAAAAGTATTACCCGCAGCCAAAGCTGCTGCCATAGCATTTCCTGTTAAAGAAACATCTGGTTCTGGATCTATACCAGAAAAGTTTTCTGCCATACTCATTACAAGAGTATTTACTTGTTGATTGCCATATGCTCCAAATCCCCAAGAATAATTGCCATTCCAAGTTGCAGCAGATTTAGCGGATACTTCTGCTATTGTTAAAGGTTCTGGTAAAACAGATCCTAAAATTGCTGACATAGGTAATGAAGCAGGTTCTATGGTTTGAGTTTCAAACTGTAAAGTAGCTGTTAAAGGTAAACCTGTAGGAGTCGCAGTAAAAGCTGCAAAACCAGCTGCACTATTTAAAGCAGCAGTTAAAGGTAATCCTGTAAGAGTTAAATTAGAATTTCCATCAAATTCTATGCCACCCGATCCTTCAGCGGCTGTGATTAATAAATTTGTATTAGTGACAGGAATTGTTAATCCAGAAGATCCCCATAACTCAGTTCCCCAAGTATCAGATCCCCATCCAGTATTTATTTCAGCGGTTGCTGTTACGGAAGATAAAGCTGCAGTCGCTTGAATTCCAGAAGCTTGTAAAGTACCTTGAATACCCCAACCAAAAGTTGCCCAACCGTCAGCTCTACCCCAACCTGAATTGATTTCACCTTCTTGAGTACCTGTACCTAAAGTAGTTGTAGCTAACAGATTGGTGTTATTAACAGAAGTTGTTACATTTCCTAAATCTCCCCATTTTGCAAAACCCCAAGTAAGAGATGACCACCCTTCATTAGCAAGTGTAAATGTTCCACCCATTCCAATTCCGTGAACATAACAAAGCCAATAAAAATCAGAAGAACCTGTATACGTTATTTCTACATAACGAGTAGTCGCTGCATTAAAAGTAGTAGTATTAGTGTAATTAGCCTGATTGCTTGCACCATCTAAATAATAAGTTACACCAGAAGAAATTATTCCAGACGTACTTGTATTGGTAGAAAAAATTAATGGATGATTATCATTAGAAGAATTACTTTGCTCAAAACGTAACGTAGCTCCTGCAGGCCAAGTGATGTTATAATCACTAGGTCTTATTCCATCTAAATAATAAACGTTTCCTGAACTACCACTAGGATAAGTTGCACCTGTGGCTACAGTTACAGTATATGTTTTTGCCGCCATAGGAGCTTACCTCCTATTAGCCCGATATTCTTAATATCGCTGCAGTTGATGTTGGCGCTGGAAACTGAATTGTGAAAGTTCCTGATGTAGCTGTTTTATCACTTCCAAAATCTAAAATACAAACTGATGCGTTAGTTGTGTCAGAGGATGTATTGTAAATCATTGCTCCTCTAGCTGTTAACGTTACTCCAGTAAACGATCTGTCTGCGAAGTCTACTCTCGCTACACCTGCTGATATAGAAGTAGCACCATTAACAAGAGCTCCGCCACCTGAAGTGTATTGACCACTGTTTCCAACTTGACCTGTAGCTGTAAACGCAGTTGTTGCAGAGTTTAGAGTTGCTGTAGAAATGTAAAGAGCTAATTTAAACTTATCACCACCAGTCTGTTTGAAATTCATGTCAGCTTCTAAAAGCTGTTTTTTAAATGAATTACAAATTGCTTGTGTTATTGCCATAATTTATCTCCTATTGTTTTCCTATTCGATGAACACCTGCTTGGTATTCATCCTGTCTTTGTCTTCCCATTTGTTCAATTGAGACTTCTTTGACTTCCTCTG